GAAGAAGAAGACCGAATACTTTGTGCATTTTAAATTCTTGCCAGGTTTAGGTTTTTATGGATTCGGTCTTACACACATGATTGGTGGTCTATCTAAAGCATCTACATCTATATTAAGACAGCTTATAGATGCTGGTACTCTAGCTAATTTACCCGCTGGTTTTAAAACTAGAGGTATTAGAATTAGAGACGAAGATACTCCAATACAGCCTGGTGAGTTTAGGGACGTCGATGCTCCAGCAGGTTCGCTTCGAGATGCAATACAACCATTACCTTTTAAAGAGCCTAGCGGTACTTTATTACAATTATTAGGATTGTTAGTACAGTCAGGGCAAAAATTTGCTTCAATAGCAGATTCAAATATTGGCGAAGGTAACTCTCAAGCGCCTGTTGGAACCACACTAGCCTTGATGGAAAAATCAAGCAAAGTGTTATCAGCTATTCATAAAAGATTACACAACGGCCAAAAGAAAGAATTTAGATTACTTGCTAGTATTCTTAAAGATAGCTTACCTCCTGTTTATCCTTATTCCATATCAGGTGGAAACATGGAAGTTAAACAACAAGATTTTGATGACAGGGTAGATATATTCCCAGTTAGTAATCCAGACATATTCTCTACTAGCCAAAGAATAGTAATGGCTCAAGAAATGATGCAGTTAGTTCAATCTAATCCAGAAATACATGGACCTGGTGGAACTTACGAAGCTTACAGAAGAATGTACGCTGCTCTAGGTGCAGATAATATTGACCAACTGCTTATGCCACCACCAGATACAACTCCTAAACCTATGGAGTCTGGTATGGAGAACAGTGGACTAATGATGGGCGGACCAGCTCAAGCATTTCCAGAACAAGATCATGATGCACATATAGCTGTTCATGTAGCTTTGTTAAGTATGCCTCCTGTGCAAATGAATGCTCAGATACAAGGAAACATACACTCACATATCATGCAACATCTACAGTTAAAAGCAGACGCAATTGCTCAACAGCAAATGCCTCCTGAAGCTATGCAACAGTATCAACAGATGCAACAACAAGCTCAACAGATGCCACCTCAAGAAGCTGCTCCTATAATGGCTCAAGCTCAAGCTATGTTGGCTCAGTTTAGTTCTCCTATTATGTCTGAGCTAATGCAACAGTTTGCTAAACAAGTCTCTGCTCCTCCTGAAGAAGACCCACTTGTTACTATAAGAAAACAAGAGCTTGCTCTTAAAGGACAAGAATTATCTCAAGATCAACAACAGTTTGAATCTAAAGAAAAACTACGTATGGAAGAAAAATTACGTCAAGATAAGATTGATGTAGATAGAATACAAACGCAAATGAATATCGCTGAACTCAAAGACGATACTACTAGAGATAGAATGGACCAACAAAAAGAATTGAAATTGATTGATATTGGTTTAAAAGGATTGTAAGGTAACATATATGAAAAACACAAAAGTATTAAAAGGAAAACAAAGTTACTCTAATAAGGGTACCGTGCCATTTAAAGCTGTTTCAGAAGCACCTAAAAAAACTACAGCTTCTTCTACTCCAGGAATGGGGAAAGGGAAAGCTAGAGGAATGGGCGCTGCTGAATTTGGCGGCAAGTTTTCTGGTATATATTAAATGTCAATTATTTGGCTGTCTGAACAGCTGAAAAAAAGAATTGATGAAAAGAAAGAAGATATTCAGGTAGCCATTTTAAATGGCACCAAAGATGTTGAAGAATATCATTATCTACGTGGGCGCTACAATTCTCTGGCCGACTTAGAGTGTGAAATTAGAGAATTGCTAAAAAAGGTAATAGAAAACGATGAGCAAGGTAATAGTTCCTGAACATGTCGCAAAAGCTGTAGAGAAAGAAAAATTACAGAAAATTAACAAAGAAAAAGAAAAACAACCTGAAGCGGTTGAAGAAGTAGAAAAAGCTTATACAGAAGCAGCTAAAAGAGTATTGGACCCTTCCTTGCTCGATAAATCATTTTTAGAACGTATGCCTCAGCCTACAGGTTGGAGAATTCTTATATTGCCATATAAGGGTAAAGGCGTTAGTGAAGGTGGTATTCAATTAGTTAAAGAAACTGTTGACAGGGAATCATTAGCAACCGTAGTTTCATACGTTGTTAAAATGGGTCCTATGTGTTATTCAGACAAAAAGAAATTTGGAGAAACTCCTTGGTGTGAAAAAGGAGATTGGGTGTTAATTGGTAGATATGCAGGAGCTAGGTTTAAACTTGGCGACGATGCAGAGTGCCGTATAATAAACGACGACGAAGTTATCGCGACTATAGAAGACCCCGATGACATTGTTAGCGCATAACGTGAGGAGGACTCATGCTAGAACCACAAGTAAATGAAGAATTAAAACAAGAACCCGTCGATGGCGGAGAGATTGTTGAATTAGAAATAGGAGACTCAGCAGATTCAGAAGCTGAAGCTGCTATTGAAAATGTTTCTGTTGAAGAAGATAAGGAAGTTAAAAAAGAGGAAGAATTAGAAGACTACTCTAAAGGTGTTCAGAAAAGAATAGCTACGCTTACTAAGAAAATGAGAGAGCAAGAAAGAGCAGCTAATTCTGCTTATGAATACGCTCAAGGATTACAAGCAGAAAACAATCAACTAAAACAAAGCAGTACAGAATTAAATAAAAACTATTTATCCGAAGCTCAAAACAGATTAAATTCTCAAAGAGCGCAAGCTAACTCAGTTTTAAAAAATGCTTATCAAGATCAAGATTGGGACAAGGTAACTAAAGCCCAAGGTATCCTTGATAAGATAACAGTTGAAGAAAGTAAGTTGGCCAACACACCAGTACAGGTGCAACAACCAACTAACTACCAGAATTATCAAGCTCCAATGCAACAACAGGCTCCAGTTCAGCAACAAGCTGCACCAGACCCTGCTGCTGAAGATTGGGCGGGTAAAAACGAGTGGTTTGGTGAAGATGAGACAATGACCCTAGCCGCTTTTAACATTCATCGTAAATTAATTGAGGACGAAGGTTTTGACACTTCTGACGCAACATACTATGATGAGATAGATAAACGTATCAGAACTGAATTTCCTCACAAATTCTCAACAGGTGATGAAGTCAAATCTGCTAGTAAAATGCAACAAAATGTTGCGTCAGCTGGAAGAAGTGATAGTTCTGGGCGCAAACGTCAAGTCAAACTTAGCGCAAGTGAAGTTCAAATGGCAAAACGTTTAAATGTGCCACTTAGCGAATATGCTAAGTACATTAAAAGGTAAATTATTATGACTGATGAGAAAAAAGTAGAAGAAAATAACAGAACTTCGCGTTCTGCAGAAACTCGAGCTAAAGATACTGCTCGCAAACCTTGGCGTCCCCCATCTATGTTGGACACGCCTCCAGCGCCTGAAGGATATACCTACAGGTGGATAAGAGCTGAACTCGTTGGTGAAGAAGATAGAAAGAATGTTATGTCTAGGATGCGTGAGGGTTATGAACTCGTACGTGCCGAAGAGATAGGAGATTTCGAGCTTCCAACTATGGACGACGGAAGGCATGCTGGAGTAGTTGCCGTGGGTGGTTTGCTGTTGGCTAAGATTCCTAATGAAACACGTGACGAAAGAAACGCCTATTTCAACGACCGTGCAAAACTGCAACAAGATGCAGTTGACAATGACTTAATGAAAGAATCTGACCCTAGTTCTCCGATGTTAAAACCTCAGAGATCTACAAGCGTAACTTTTGGTGGTGGAAACAGAGATTAATCTGATTCCATCAAAATAAAACTTTTTAAAAAAAGGTAAATATTATGGCGAATATAAATGCACCTTCTGGTTTAAGACCAATTGGAAAGTTAGGCTCATCTGTAAATTCTACAGGCACAACCGAGTATGACATTCTGACAGGTACAACTGGAACTATATATACAGGCGACCCAGTAAAAATGGTTAGTACAGGCGGCATTGCCGTTGCTGCTGCTGGCGATTTATTACTAGGAGTCTTTCAAGGATGTCACTTTACAGACTCAAGCGGAGATAGAATTTTTTCTCCTGTTTGGACTACATTGACAGCAACCAGCGACTGCAAAGCAGCCGTTGTCGACGACCCAGATGCTTTATTTGAAGTACAATCTGCTGCTACAGGTAGCGTTACTCAGACCAATGTTGGTTTGAACGGCGATATCGTTTATGCTGCAGGCTCTTCAATATCAGGCGTTTCAGGAGTTGAAATTAGTGGCACTATGGCTACTGGTACAGCTCAATTAAGAATAATGGGAATATCAAACGACCCTTCTAACAATGCGTTAGGAACTGGGTCTTTATCAACTAATGTTAATTTTATCGTCAGGATTGCCGAGCATTTTAACAGAACTGCTGCGGGAGTATAATAATGGCTATAAATAGAGCGCAATTAGCGAAGGAACTAGAACCAGGATTAAATGCCTTGTTCGGAATGGAATATTCTAGGTATGATAATCAACATACTGAAATATTTGAAACTGAATCATCAGACAGAGCGTTTGAAGAAGAAGTAATGATCGTGGGCTTTGGTAACGCCTCAGTAAAAGGTGAAGGTAACTCTGTCGAATATGACAATGCTACTGAAGGCTTTACTGCACGTTATGCCCACGAAACAGTTGCTTTAGCTTTCTCTCTTACTGAAGAAGCGGTTGAAGATAATCTATACGATAGACTTGGTTCAAGGTACACAAAAGCCTTGGCTAGATCTATGGCAAACACAAAGCAAATAAAAGCAGCTGCTATTCTTAACAATGCTTTTAGCAGTAGTTTTACTGGTGGCGATGGTGTTGCTTTAGTATCAGACTCTCACCCTTTAGGTGGCGGTGGTACTTCTAGCAATAGACCAACAGCTTATGCTGACTTGAACGAGACTTCATTAGAAGATGCTCTTATTAATATCTCAACTTTAGTTGACGATAGAAGTTTGACAATTGCTCTACAAGGAAGAAAGCTTATTGTTCCACCTCAACTGCAATTTGTTGCTGACAGATTATTACAAACTCCAGGTAGAGTTGGTACTTCTGATAATGACATTAATGCTATAAAAAATATGGGTATGGTCCCTGAAGGATATGTTGTTAATAACTATCTAACAGATACCGATGCTTGGTTCCTAAAGACAGATTGTCCTGATGGATTCAAACATTTTGAGAGAAGCCCTATGCAAACATCACTAGAAGGTGATTTCGATACTGGTAACATGCGTTACAAAGCTAGAGAAAGATATTCCTTCGGTTACTCCAATTGGAGAGCTGTGTTCGCATCTCAAGGAGCATAATCTTAATTGATTGTCTTAAGGGAGCTTCGGCTCCCTTTTTTTTTGCTTAAAAGTAATATACAATTATATGACTAGGATTAATTAACTTGTTTTATCAACTGACC